CGTCATCGCTTGCCCCTGAATTTAGATCGGTGGAACTTCTCGCCTCGACCCATCGGCATCGGCTCGTGATACGGGTATCCGTCGATCACGACGCCGGCCGACAGGATCGGTTTCGTCAGCAGATGCCTGCCGTAGTTCATCGCGATGTGATCAACGTCGATGCCACAGCCGGTGTCCATCCCGAAGATCCGAGCGGTCGGACCCGCTGCCCAGTGGACACCGCCGGCGCTGTGGATGTGACCGCACACCACGGACCCCATCGACTTCTTCGCGGCGTTGAGCGCCGGCGTAGCACCACCGAATCCGGTGCCATGCACGTAGGTCACCCGGTCAAACACCACCTGTCGTACCCACTTCCAGGTCGGCGTACCCCAGACGTCGGCGAACTCCCGGATAAACCGCGCCGGGATGTTGACCGTCGACGCCAGGCGATGGACCCGCTCGTCGTGATTGCCGATCGTCACTGTCGCTGTTGGGAAGGCGTCATGCCATGCCGAAACCAGTCTGCGGGTCTGCTCGGCTTCGTCCTCAGCCCCCGATGCTGCTGGTTCGCTGGCGTGAAACGACACCGCATGCATGTCCAGCAGATCACCGATGAACACGACTCGATCGGGATTCCACTTGTTCTCAAGGTGCTCACAGAATGCGAGATACCCCGGATGCGTTGCCGGTTCGTGGACGTCACCGATGACCAGCACGCGCGTCACGGCGTGAAGATTTCTATGGTGATCGTGTCAGAGGCGTCCCAGCCGAAGGTACCGCCGTCTTCCATCTCAGCAGTGGTGAGCGTGATTGTCGCACCTGATGAATCCCGCCAGTACCACCGAGAGTCGCCGGCGCCGGTCGGCGATCCCTCGACCGCGTACGCAGGCCCACCGCTTGAAGGTGTGACCGTGAGCCTGATTCGTGCCGTTGCCGGCCAGCTCCCAGGATCGCTTGCGCTGAAGGTCAGATTGTCGCTGCGAACTTGTGAGCCCGAGTCGAGTGCTAGGTACGTTCCGACGTTCGAAGACGTAGACGCCCAAGAGCCGCGCTGGATGTTATTCCACCAGCCGTTACCCGACCTCCACAACCACTGACCGACTTGCGTGTAGGTGTCTAGCACGGTCTCGCCGCTCGCCGGCGTTGGGAAGAACAGCAATCGCGGGCTCACTGTGTGAACTCCACAGCGAAGACGACATCAGTAGCGGAAGCGTTGAGCGACACCACCAGCGTCAGCGCTGCGCTCTCGCTGACTGCGGTGTAGTTTGTGTCGAGCGTCGCGGTACTGCTGGTCGTTGTAATCGCCAGCGTTGCCACCAAATCAGAGCCGTTGTACAGCTTCCCGGTGCAGGTGCCGGCGCCGCTTCGGCCATAGAAGTACGTCAGCGTTCGGGCTGCTGCCACCCGAGGATCGATCGTGTAGGTCTTATCTGCTGCGGTCTCGATCTGCCCGGTGTAGGAATCCGAGACCGCCGGCAGTCGAGCAGATGCGACCACTCCAGTTACCAGGTTCGCAGCGTCATCGGTGCCCGTTGCCGTTCTAAAGGCGCCGGCCGACGTCTCGCCGGTCACGCTGGTCACGTGTCCAAAGCTGTCGATCTCCACACTCTTCACGAACGCAGGCCCCGTGCCGCTCGCTGGCTGTGCCTGGTGAGCGATGGTTCCGCTGGCCGTGATGGTTCCGCCGGTCAGGCCCGAGCCAGCCGTGATCGATGTGACCGTGCCGCTGCCGCCACCGCCACCGCTGATCGGAGAGCAGTAAGACACCGAGGTATCGGTGATCGTTACGCCTACCGTCTGCTCGCTGTTGGTTTCAACTACCTGAGCAGTCGCATTTACCGCCAGATTCGTACCGACTTGGATGGTTGCATCCCACAGCGAGTAATTCGCAGCAGTTCTAGCGGTAACTGTGAAGACCGCGACGCTGCTAGCAGTTTGTACCGTCTGCGAGAACGTCAGACCGTCGACTTGGAGACTTACATCCGTTCCGTCACCGGGATCGGACGACAGCGTCACGTTGATCGTGGTTGTTCTGTTGCTACTCAGCTGAATCGTGGTCGGATTGCACGTCATCTTGTTCCCCCCGGAACGGTATGAACTTGTTCAGTTTATCACGTCTTCGGCTGCATCCGCAGCCGTTTCCGGTGACCTTGTCAACGATCGCTTTGATCCCGGTTCGCTTCGTGACCGCTTCGATCAGGTCGCCGGCGCCTCGTGCTGGGCCTACGTACTCGTCGCAAGATTCGCACACTCCCGGCGACGGATTCCCACCAAAGAGCCCAAGCGTGCACCCGTTGCCGTCGTGATGGTCGCATTTCATGTGATCGTCAAGCTGAAACTCTTGTTGGTGGCATTCGATGCAGTGAAATTCTGAGGACGACAGAAAGTCTGCGTTTGACAATACGAAGTAATAGATCCAGTTTGAACAGTCCAGCCCGAGGAAGGCGGCGCATGGCAGCTCGATTGTTCTGGAGAAAATGCGTTCACCAAACCCCACAGTTTTGGGCCCCGGAACGGATCAGCGCAGAGAGCCTGCGTCGAAAAACAGCTTTGGTGATACCAACGATAAGCTGACGTTCCATCGGCTTTGTAGTAGTGCCAGCAAACAAGCGGCCCGACTCGCTCCGGCGATGGGTTTGAACCTGGACACGACCCAAAGTACCAAGGCACACTGTCAAGCGTTGCGCCACTTACCGAAACATCGGTGCAAGTCAAAGATGGTTCAGGCGGCACGCTCGTGTTCGTAAAATCGAGAGATACGCTAGCGTTTGTGATTGCGCCTGTTGGATTCGTCGCCCTGAACAACACGTTCGAATTGCCATTGAATGCGGTAGAGCATGCTTGTTCCGTAACTACAAATCCAGAGTAAGACAAATTAGCATCGACGTCACCGAATCCGCTGCCGTCGGTAGTCGCAGACGTCCAACTGATACTGCACGCGATCGAATACGACGAGTTCAGACAGTCGCAGCAGCTTAGATCTCCTGGCTTGTCAGAGCAGCAGCACATACGAGGGTTCACGGCGTTTCATCCGTGCAGGTTCCGTCAAACTGATTCGGCCAGGCTACAAAGATCACCAACGCATCGCCGCCCTGGTAATACCAGCCCGGAACAACCGTACCGTTGGGAATCGGCTGGAGCTTGAACGTACCCGGCAGCTCTCCAAGACTGACATCGATACCCATAGCGGTCTCACTGTCGTTCTCAGTTTCGTAGACGTTGTAAGCGGTCAGGTACGTCTCATCCACAAAGGTGTTCTGCTTGACTGGTCCGGCGTCCCTGTCGAAGATCTGAAGCGTCGTCGGCCGTACGTTGTAGATCCACTTGTTTAATTTTGCGCCACCGATACCGATATCGATTTCAACGCTAGACATCACCTCATACAGCTGGGTCACACCTTGGACTGTGTTCAGGTAGCTAGGAGGGTTCATGCAGTCGCTGCCGTTATGTAGGCCTGTTCCAGCGTGCTGAAGAACGTCGCAAAGTCGACGCCCGATAGGTACGGCTGCTTCCAGTAAACGCCCCGCACGTGTCCGACGGACCGCGGATCACCGTTGTAGGTCATCGTGCCCATTGTCGTCATGAACGTGGGACGCGGCACCTGGTATGCATGTCGATATTCGTGGGACGAACACTTGAAAAGCACCGACGTCCATTCCCCGTCAAGCACCTTACGCTCGATGCCTGTGCACAACAGCTGCCCGATGTCGAATCCCGCGAACGCTTGATTATTCCGTTTGCCTACGAATGCAACGGCGCTTTCGGGTTTGAACGTATCTGGAACGACTGTTGCGAGCGGGCTAAAATACGCCCCACGTCTCAGGATCTCAATCGATACGTCTACCGATGGCAGAATGATGCTGATCGGGTTCCCGTTCCAGTCGAGAGGCGTTCCACCGATGTCGCCGGCAGGTCGATACGTTCCGTCATCTGGCGAAGACGCTGACGGTGCTGTGCCGGCTACTGCTTCCAGATTTGAATTGTTGACCCACTCATAGTCTGCGAATTCGGTGGTGCTGCCGGTGCCTGTAGGTAGCTTCGGGTTACCTCGGTACACCTGCACTGACTGCCCGCCGACTGAAGTACTTAAGCGGATGGGTACGTCACCAGGGAGACCCACTGCCCCCCAGTCGTATCGCGTCAGCCCGATCGTGATGTCTGTGCCTGCTCCGTCCTGCACCGCTTGGCAACTGATCGTCCGCACCACCATATCGGCGCTGAACTGAACCACACTATCGACCAACAAGGGCCGACCAGGTAACGCGAGGATTCCTGCGTACCCAGTGCTTCCGATGAGCGCGTTTCGAACGACAGCCGCCGTATCGTTATCCGTGTACGGCGAAACCATCACGCGATAGGTAACGGAATCAGAGATAGCCCCGAAGTGTTCTGCAGCTGCTGTCGAGTTTGAAAGCAAAATCCGTTCGTAAGTCGGCATCAGTCAGCAGCCCTTAGAGAATCGTTTACATTAGACCGAACCGACTGTCCGAGGAATCCGCCGATCATGGAAATGCCACCAGCAACAACAGCGTCAAACTGTGATCCGCCGGCCCTCAGTTCTTTAGATGCGCCGCTGATAAAAGACCTTCCGCTGTCGCTCTGAACGAACGACCCTGCCGCTTGCGCGGCCTTGACTCCGACTGCTTTATTAAAGCGATCCCGCAGGATTAGAGCAGCGTCGTATATGTCACTTAGCGCGCCGGTGATGAATAGGAATCCGTCCTTAAGCATTCCCGGAACGTCGCTTAGAAAATCGACGACGATCCCGAATCCATCCTGCATGCCTTTCCACCACTCGCTGATTGCCGCCACCATGTCGGTGCTCGTCAGGAAGTCCGCGAAACTTGCAAGCGCCGGCGCGATCGTATCCGCAACTTTCGCAGCAACGGACATCAGCGGTTCCTTCATCTTCATCAACGCGTTGGCGAACGCCGGCGACAGGTTCATCAGCAGCCCCACCGCTTGGCTGATTCCGAATCCACCGATGCCGGCGGCAGCCATGCCCTTGAGCGACAGCATCCCGGAAAACGCGCCGCTGATCTTCTTTCTCAGCCCCCCAAGTGCCTTCGTGAGTTTTGACGTGTCGGCACCGAAGAGGACTGTGAGATTGCGTTTTGCCATCGTGCCAGCTCCTTTCCTATCTCGTCGTCGGTCATCTTCCGCTTTCCACTGAGTTCTTGAAGCAGTACATCCAGATCGGGCGCTTCGAGATCGCGAACTTGTTCCATAGTCCAGCCAAGACGAATCGCCAAAGCAGCGATCAGTCTCCGGTATTCAAGCCGTTTCGAACCATCACCTCGTCCATGCATGATTTAAACTCCACCACATCCATGTCTTGCACGACATCAGGATCCAGTCCGTAGCACCTCGCGACCAGGGCGACCGCCTGTGACTGTTCCGGCATGTCGGCGGTCTCCTCAAGGTCTCGCATACGTATGTTTCGTCGATACGTGTGTTGCATCAGCTTGCCCCGCTGCCTTCAATGATCGTGATAGTGACGCTGTTGGCTTCGTCGACGGATCCAGTGGTCTCGGTCGACTCGACGTACCACGAAGTCCCAGCGGCATCCATCGTGATGTTGCCGGTGATAGTCCAATCGATCAGCGTGCCAGACGTCGGAATGTTCGCAAGCGTTGGAGCCTTGCCGGCGACCGTAATCTGGTACGGGTTCCGGAGGCCTGGCACCTGGAGACGTCGGCCGCTGTTCGCTGCGGTGAAGTCAACAGCAGCAACATCGCCGCCGGCGATCGTCAGCGAGTCAAGTGGGATGTCTTTGTCTGGGGTGTTCGCAGCGAGCGCCCACATGAAAGCAGTTCCGTTAAATGAAGTCGCCATATCAGCTCCCGAAAGTCAGAACAGTGGAAAGGGTCGTCGTGTAAACCGGCTTCGTGTCTGCACCACGCAGAATGAGATCGCCGGATCTGCTGGTCTCGCGTGTCATGAAGTCGCTTGAGCCAACGAGACCAGCGAGCACCAGGTCGGTCAGGTCGTCGGCGAAGATCCGAGACGTATGCATAATCAAGAAGACAAATCGAGCGTGATACGGCGCGCCGGATCCGCCGGCCGTCTCCGTTGCTCCGGAGTCCTCGAGCGTCCAGATCACCGCCGGGATATCGGTCTCGCGGTTCCTGATGTCTGGCGAGCAAGACGCCGACAGACTTGACGTCGCTGTCTTGATCTTCGCGTCGGCTTCAGCGAATGACATTTGCCAGCTCCTTGGGCGTCATCGTCTTGCCCTGTGCCATCTGCGTCGTGACGGCCGTAGCCATCGCGTCGACGACTCGGTCCCGCATCGCCTTTGCAATGCTGTACCGGATCTCGCGACCTTCGATCTTCTTCGACGCCTGCGACTTCGAGCCCTTGCCAGGAATCCAGCCCCACTCAATCGCCGGCGCAAGGAAATTGAAATACTGCTTGTCGTTGATCCAGCTTCGCGTTTCGACGCCCCTAGCCTTGAACTCAGTTCGGATCGACCAGCTACCCTTCTTTGTGATCCCTGTGCGGAATCCTTGAATCTCTTTCTCTTTGTCGTTTTTCTTGAACGTGACCGCGCCGCCTCGGCCCTTGCGACTGCCCTTGCTGCTGCCGGTCTTTCCGTAGCTGAGCCTTGCGTACTGCTGTCGGGCTTCCGCGTTGATCATGTCCAGCGCTGCACTGTGTGCGTTTCGGATCGCCCGCTTGCCATCCTTGCCGAATCGCAGCGCGTCCTTTTCGAACGACTTCAAATCCTTCGACTTAAACCGAACGATGTCATGGATATAGAGCGCGTCGGTCATCGTTCCACCGTTACGACTGTGACCTCAAGGTCACGCCGCAACCCGTTCGGGTCTCTAATCTGCTCGACGTCGTAATGCACGCCCTGGTACCGCACCCGCCAATCGAAGCCGATCGACTCCGTGAACGGCATGCGGATCAGGGCGGTGAGCTGCCCAGACTGCCGGATATCGCCTTCGTCGGTCTTCTTCACCCGCTCGACGCGAAAATCCACCATCGCGGTGAACTGCAACGTGTACGTCACAGTCTCGGATCCGGCTGCGTCAGCCGATTCCGATGCGCTGTAGAACTGGACGGCGTGACGACCTCCGAAGCTCACAGGCCCCCCAGCTGGTGGTTTTGGATGATCGTTCGCAGCGAGATCGGAACGTCAGTCATCGAAAAATTGGAGACGCCTTCCCGATCGCTGAACAGGTGATTGCCTAAGTCGAATACGCCGCACTTCACAAGCGGCGAGACGTCGCCTGTGACGGCCATCGACGCCCGGTACTCGCATCGGGCGTCCCAGCTGCCGGAAGCCGTTAGACGGAACTCTGTAGCCCCCCAGACGTTCGCCAGATACCAGTCGGTCGTGACAGCCCCCTGGCTGACGCCGTCCCGGTACTTCGTAACGCTTGAAATCGTCGGTGACGGCCCGAACGGCACCTGCATGCCCGGCAAGATCGCGATTTCTACCGTGGTCGCCCGCGTGTACCAGTTGGTAATCGTCTCCCACAGCGTGACGCCGGCGTCCAGCGACCGCTGGAGCGCAGAATTATCATCGCTCCAGGGGATCCGACAGTGATCGCGGAACGCCGCGAGCTGGAAATTGTGGGCCGACTGGCTGGTGATCTTCATCGCGATCCCCGATCAAGCCAGGGTCAGGGCCCGAAGGCCCCGACCCCGGAGAAAGGCTCAACCCATCAGGAAGCGGCGTAGACGAGGCGCGAACTGGCTTCGGCAAGCGTCCACTGTCCGTCGGCCCGCATGTGACTGCGGTACGCGACGATGCCCGACCCGCCGTTGGTGTAGGGGTCCTCTTGGGTTTTCAGAGTTCTCCTCAACGACACCCGATATGACCGCTTGTCGAGGTACAGCGCCGCGACCTTGCTCGCACCCGGCAACGGCATGTGATCCGACAGGTAGATCGGCGAACCGAGCAGGGTTCCGACCGACAGTGGATCGGACTGGAGAGTGCCGGTCGACTGCGGGAAGAACACCATCCGGTCATCCGCGGACACGCTCTGCACGATCTGAGCATGAACGTCCGGCGACATGACCCACGACTTTGAGCCGGTGCGATACCGACCCGGGACCTTCGCCTGTACTGCGAGGAGGTCTTCAATGGTGATGTTGGAGACGGCGACGTCACCGCTGCCCATCACGAAGTCGTTAATCGGGGTAGCGCCAGCTGCGTCGATGTGGGCCTTGGTGGCACAGAGTCCGCCAGGGCCGGTCCGGGTGCCTTCGGCCGGGTTCATCGTCGCGAGGTACGCTGCGTCCCAGCCCTCGGCGTAGCTTTCGACGTGCTGAAGCAGGGTCTCGGCCATCGCCTGCGGCCGGTTGTCCTGAAGCATCTCGAGCGTGATCTGAGTCTCGAGCGCCATGCGGTACGCCTTGAACCGGATCCGGTCGAAGGTCGCCTGGGCAACGGTGAACGCCGCACCTTCGGCGGTGATGCCGACAGTCGGGATCCGGTTGACGACAGCCGCAATCTCGTTGTCATGGTCATCGGTCACGACGGTGCTGGCCTGAATCGCGCCACTCATCGCCGGCAGACGACGAATGAGCTCGTTCTTCAGGTCCACCGGAACGAGCGCCGCGCTGTCGGTGGTGTCGTACGGATCAGCCGAACGAATCTCGACGTTGTGTCCGAGCTTCCGCATGAGCCGGGCGCCGGCGTCATCGCACATCGCTTCGAACGAACGACCTTCGGGAGCCGCCGGCAGATCGCGTTCAACCTGCGTGCCGTTTCCCTTGAACTCGAACGTGGTCAGGTTCGCGGATTCCTTCGCGGATTCGCGAATCTCAGCGATCTTGATCTGTTCACGCAGGCCCCGGTAATCGGTGTCCGCAGTTTCCAATTCCTGAGCCTGCTCGAGACTCAGTTCCCCGTCGATGTCCAGAAGACTATCGACACGCTTTCGGGCTTCGGTAGCGTCCGCCCGCATCTTGACAAGGTCACCCATTAGGTGTCCCCCCGTAATTTGCCACGGCGCCTCGATAAGCGCCCTGGACGACTGCCGAAACTTCAACGATGTGACCACTAGTCACTTCGCGCATGCTCGACCTTTTACCATGTGTCCATCGATCTCCATCCGGTTCGACGTAGAACCCGATTGAAACCGAACCATCCAAATCACCACGCTCGAATGCCTCGCGAATGTCTGGCCGGCTATCCGGCAGCTTCGCGGTGAACTCGAGTCCTTCCGGCGTCTCGCGGAACGACAGCGTGCCGGCCCCCACTCTTGCGAGTGGTACGCCTCGCTGATCGTGCTGCGTCAGCATCACGGTGTTCTTGTCGTACGTAAGGGCGCCGGGACGGATCTTCTCGCGGAACGATCGCCCTGCACCCGGGATCGGATGCGACAGCTCGTTGTAAGGCACGGCAATACCGCTCAGCGAATTATCCGAGGTCGTTGTCGTCTTCGTCGACAGCAACCGCACTTCCAGCTTCTGCATCGTCGGACCCCCCGGTCGTCGCTTGCATGTTCGGACCCACGTACATTTCATTCCCACCGTCGATCGGTGGCAGCCCCAGTTCCCGTCGCACTTCGTTGGGCGTCATCACACCCAGCTGTACAGCCTCACGGTACGCCTGCATGGATTCGTTGAAGGAGCCGCGAAGCAGCGCCGTCTTATCGAACTTGATGCAGTAGTCCGGCCCGTACAGCTTCGAACTCAGCTCAGCGCCCCAAGCGTCGGTGTACGCCGCCAGCGAATCCGCGTACATCCGCGACTGCTCA